GCAACATCGACGCGCGCGAGGTCGAGGGGACGGACAAGAACCTCTACCAGCGCATTATCGACGAGTACGGGCCAGACAGCTACCAAGCCAACGTCGAAGTGTACGGCGCCTTCCCGAGCGAAGGCGACGACCAGTTTATCGCCAGCAACATCGTCGATGACGCCATGAAGCGCGCGAAGCACAAAGACGAGAGCGCGCCCATCACCATCGGCGTCGACCCGGCGCGGTTCGGGTCTGACGCCACCGTCATCGCCGTGCGGCAGGGGCGCGACATCATCGCGCTCAAGCGCCACCGCGGCGCGGACACGATGGAAGTGGTCGGGCACGTCATCGACGCCATCGAGGAGTACAAACCGGCGCTCGTCTGCATCGACGAGGGCGGGCTGGGCGCGGGCGTCGTGGACCGCCTCAAGGAACAGCGGTACAAGATTAGGGGCGTCAACTTCGGCAACAAGGCGCAGAAGCAACTCATGTACGGCAACAAGCGGGCCGAGATGTGGGGCGCCATGCGCGACTGGCTCAAGGACGCCCACGTGCCGTCAGATCGCTTCCTGAAGACCGACCTGATCGGGCCGCGCATCAAGCCCGATAGCAAGGGGACGATCTTCCTCGAAAGCAAGAAGGACATGAAGGCGCGCGGGCTGGCCTCGCCAGACGCCGCGGACGCCATCGCGCTCACTTTCGCCTTCCCGGTCGCCTCACGCGAGTTCCGCGGAGATCGCGTTGACAGAAACCGTCCCAGAGCGTATTCTTCGGCCGGTGTATCCACGAGTTGGATGGGTTCTTAAGCATGGCCGGCAAGAAAAAGTCCGTATCGCTGGCTGTGGGGCGCGGTGAAAAGCTGCCAGCGGCCAAAGGCGCGGGGCTGACGGCCAAGGGCCGAGCCAAGTATAACGCCGCCACAGGGTCGAAGTTGAAGGCGCCCGCGCCGAACCCCAAGACGAAGGCCGATGCGGCCCGCAAAAAGTCGTTTTGTGCCCGTATGGGCGCTGTTGCAGCCAAGGCTAAGGACGGCGAACGCGCCCGCGCCAGCCTCAAACGGTGGAAATGCTCATGAAACCGGGACTCTACGCCAATATCCACAAAAAGCGTGCCAGAATTGCCGCCGGATCGGGCGAAAAAATGCGCAAACCGGGCGCTAAAGGCGCTCCGACCGCCAAAGATTTCCGCGAAAGCGCCAAGACCGCCAAAAAACCCGCCAAGAAAGGTAAATAAATGGCCAAGCCGTTCATGCGCGTCCGTCTCGACCAGCCCAAAGCGCCCAAAATGACGCCCAAGGGCGCTCCGAAGCCGGCTCCCAAGCCCATGCCGCTGGTCAAGCCGCGCGCTAAGGTCGCTGCGGCCGCTAACGCGGCCATTGACCGCGCCAACCGCGCTCAGGCGATGGAAGCGCGCGAAGCACGGGCTATGGGCGTCAGCGCCAAGCCGAAACCGGCGGCCAAGATGAAGGCTACGGCTGCCGAAGCCGCGGCCATTGACCGCGCCAACCGCGCGCAGGCCCGTGAAGCGTCGTTTATCCGCACCACCGTGCGCGAGCGCACCACACCGCCGAAGAAGAAGTAAGATGCCGCTCGTCAAATCGACCAGCAAAGGCGCCTTCCGCAAGAACATCAAGGCGGAAATTGCGGCTGGAAAGCCGCAACGCCAAGCCGTGGCCATCGCCTACTCGGTGAAGCGCGAAGCGGCCAAGAAGGGCAAAAAGAAGTAACATGGCAGACCCTACGGGCATTAATAAGGCGGGCGAAGTCGCCAACGTGGGGTCTAACCCTGCCAAATCGTCGCGTGGTGACGACGATAAGATGGCAACCATGCGCAGCCGTCTCCAGATGGCGATGGCGGCCTACTCGGACACCCGCGAGGACGAGTTGGACGACCTGCGCTTCATGGCAGGCTCGCCCGACAACCAGTGGCAGTGGCCCGCTGACGTGCTCCAGACCCGTGGGGCCGTGCAGGGCCAGACGATCAACGCACGACCCTGTCTGACCATCAACAAGCTGCCGCAGCACGTCCGCATGGTGACGAACGAGCAGCGTCAGAACCGGCCCTCGGGCAAGGTCATCCCGGCCGACGACAACGCTGACATTCAGGTCGCTGAGATTTTCAACGGTGTGGTGCGCCACATCGAGTACATGTCGGACGCCGACGTGGCTTACGACACGGCCTGCGACAATCAGGTCACGTACGGCGAGGGCTACATCCGCCTGCTGACCGAGTATTGCAACGACGATACGTTCGATCAGGACATCAAGATCGGCCGCGTGCGCAACGCCTTCAGCGTCTACATGGACCCCACGATCCAAGACCCGTGCGGCGCGGACGCCAAGTGGTGTTTCATCACCGAGGACATCCTCAAGACCGAATACGAGGAAATGTTCCCGGACGCTACGCCCATCTCGACGCTGATGGCGCAGGGCGTCGGCAACGAGAGCATGGGGCTGTGGCTCGTTGAGGACACCATCCGCATCGCGGAGTATTTCTACGTCGTCAACGAGCCGGGCGAGTTGAACCTCTACCCGGACGGCACGACCAGCTTCACCGGCACGCCGGAAGACAAGAACAACCGTGTCATGTTCGGCAAGCCCATCCGCCAGCGCCGGTCTGACCGCCGCAAGGTGATGTGGATGAAGACCAACGGCTTTGACGTGCTCGAAGAGCGCGAATGGCCGGGCAAGTGGATTCCTGTCGTTCGTGTGGTCGGCAACGAGTGGGAAGTCGAGGGCCGCCTCTACATCTCTGGCCTTGTGCGCAACGCGAAGGACGCGCAGCGCATGTACAACTATTGGACCAGCCAAGAGGCAGAAATGCTCGCGCTGGCGCCCAAGGCACCCTTCATTGGCTATGGCGGCCAGTTTGAAGGCTACGAGATGCAGTGGAAGACCGCCAATACGACCAACTGGCCGTATCTGGAGGTCAATCCCGACGTAACGGATGGCGCGGGTAACGTCCTCCCTCTCCCGCAACGCGCGCCGCCGCCGTTGCCCCAGACTGGCCTGATCCAAGCCAAGATGGGGGCTGCTGAAGACATCAAGGGCACGACCGGCCAGTACGACGCCTCGCTGGGCATTGGCGGCAACGAGCGGTCGGCCAAGGCTATCGTGGCGCGCGAGAAGCAGGGCGACACCGGCACCTACCACTACGTGGACAACCTCGCCCGCGCGATCCGGCACATCACCCGCCAGATCGTGGACCTGATCCCGAAGATTTACGACACGCAGCGCATCGCCCGCATCATTGGCGTCGATGGCGAAGTCGAGATGGTCAAGTTCAACCCCATGCAGCCGGAACCCGTCAAGGAAGTCCGCGACATGGAGACGGGCGCGCTGATCGAAAAAATCTACAACCCCGGCGTCGGCACCTACGACGTGATGGTCACGACTGGCCCCGGCTACATGACCAAGCGTCAAGAGGCACTTGACGCCATGAGCCAGATTTTGCAGTCCAACCCGGCGCTCTGGCAGGTGGCCGGCGACCTGTTCATCAAGAACATGGACTGGCCGGGCGCGCAGGAGATGGCGGCGCGGTTCAAGAAGATTTTGGACCCCAAGGTGCTGTCGGAAGGCGATCAGTCGCCCGAGATGATGGCTGCGCAGCAGCAGATCGAGATGATGACGCAGGAGTTGAACCGCGTCACGGACATCCTGCAAAACATTCAGGACAGCACCGAGCAGCAGAAGGTCGAGATCGACCGCTACAAGTCGGACATCGACGCCTACAACGCCGAAACCAAGCGCATCGCGGCCGTCCAGAACTCCATGACGCCCGAGCAAATCCAAGACATCGTCATGGGCACCATCGCGGCCGCTCTCGACACCGGCGATTTGATCGACGGCGCGCCTGAGATGCGCGAGATGCCTGACATGCCCGAGATGCAGCCCGAAATGCCGCCTATGATGCCCGAAGGGCAGATGATGCCGGAAGAACCTATGATGCCCGAAGGACCGATTGAAAATGAGCCAATGTAACGAGTTCATCGGTATGCTGTTTCTGGCGCGCGATGTGACCCATTCCGCGCACCTGAACACGCGCAGCTACGCCAAGCACAAGGCGTTGGGCAAATTTTATGGACAAATCATCGACTTGGCGGACACTTTTGCAGAAGCCTATCAGGGTAAGTACGGCCTGATCGGGCCGATTTCGCTGATGTCGGCCAAGAAGACCAACAACGTGCTGGAGTTCCTTGAGGGACAACTGGAAGACCTCATGGAAATGCGGTATAAGGTTGTCGAGAAGGAGTGCACCCCGCTCCAGAACATCATCGACGAGATTTTCGCGCTGTACTACGCGACGATCTACAAACTGAAATTCTTGGCGTGAGGTTAGCATGGAACTTCTGAACCCTATGAGCAAGGCCGACTACCCCTCCTACTCGGTGGGGTATACCGGCACCGCGGGTAACACGACCGCATGGCTGCCGGGGCCGCAGGGCGTCCTCGTCTGGTCGGATCAGGCGTGCTACGTCGAGGTCGGCGTCGGCGCGGTCGCTACGGCTGCCAGCACCCCGATCCCGGCCTTCACGCCGATCCCGTTCACCGTGCCGCTCAACACGTCGGGCGCTCCGTGGCGCGTCAGCGCGCTCCGCGTCTCGACTGACGGCACGATCTACTGCAAGCCGATCAACAAGAACTAAGCCATGAGTTTCGGCGTCGCCCTTCGTAACAGCGTTGCCCTCGGTCTCGGGGGCATTGTTGCGCTGTTCTCGGGCTACGGACCGGATCAGGCGCAGGGCAACCTAGAAACCGAAAACGGTGACAACCTCGTCCAAGAAGACGGCGGTTTGTTGCTGCTGGAGTAAACAATGCCTTTAGTTTACATCTCCGCTTTCGGCGGCGTAGCGGCTCAATTTTTCAGCAGCAACGGAGTGCCGTTGGCTGGCGGAAAAATATACTCGTATCTAGCAGGCACAACTACACCGGCCGCGGCTTACACCGACTTTACGGGGAGTACTCCTCATAGCAACCCTATTGTATTGAACAGCGCCGGAAGAGTGCCGGGGGGACAAATTTGGCAGCCTTTCGGTGTTGGTTACAAATTTACCGTATATACGCCGGATGACGTACTCATAGCCACTTACGACAACGTAACCACAGTATCGGTATTGTCGGCGGCGACACAGAATTTTTCGGGGACAGGCTCGCAGACTGTTTTTACGTTGGCCAACGCGCCACTGTCGGCTGACACTACAAATGTGTTCATAAACGGCGTATACCAGCAAAAAAACACGTACACTTTGGCTTCCGCAACTTTGACTTTTTCGGAAGCGCCGCCGGCTACGTCCGTAATCGAAATTGTGTATTCATAAGAGGTTATTATGGCTGACCAAAAGATTTCGCAACTCCCTGCGGCCGCCACCCCCCTCGCGGGGACGGAAGTTTTGCCGATTGTGCAAAGCGGCACGACGGTTAAAGTCAGCGCAGCGGATGTGACTGCTGGCCGCTCAGTATCGGCAGCCAATCTGGTGGTTACAAGTGCTACTGTTCCTGCCAACGGCGTGTATCTACCTTCGGCTAATTCGCTCGGTTTCGGCACCGACACTACCGAACGTATGCGCATCACCAGCGCAGGCAACGTCGGGATCGGGACGGTTTCGCCGGGTGCGAAATTTACTGTTTCCACCAACACCGCGACTGCGGGGATGGAGGAAACTCTTTCTCTTACTAACACGGTAGACAGCAATCTGTTTATTCGTATCAGTGGCACTGCAAACAGCGATAAAAAAGCCACGATTGGCCCGTCGACTAGCACATCGCTTGTTTTCAACACCGCTGACACCGAACGCATGCGCATCGACGCGGG